TATTGTTGGTAGATTCCTATAGCCGCTATTCCTGAACCTACCAAAGGGGAACACCGCAGCCAGTATTTCTCTGACTCTTATATTATACCACAAAAAAAGGGATCGTCAAGATCCCTAAAGTATTGCTTTCATGATAAACTCCTTAGATAATATAGGATCATTTCCTAGAAGATCTAATTGCAATTCATCAGCGTCTACATATACATCATCCTTATCTTTACGACAGTGATGCCAGTAGTATGTGCCATCCTCCCTCTTATAGAAGAAACTGGTGTTGTGTGAATCAAGACAAACCAAATGAATCACTTGTGGATATGTTACCTTACGATTTGGATCTGGTTTGGTTGACTTACCCATGCTTCCATACATGGGTTCCTTACCACTACCATGAGCAGGAGGTATGTCTCTTATGACATGCCAATCATATCCTGTCATCTCCTCTTTCTTCTCCGTCTCTTATACTCTCCTAATCCTAACAATCTCATAGGAGGTCGAACTAAGAAGTGTTCTACAGTAAAGATTCCAAACATTACCAATAAGAAACCTGTCATCCCAATAAGGACTACAGGTTCTAATATTTTTTCAAGTGTTTTATTCATATTCAAAGATAATCTTTTCTTGCATGATGTTGAGGAACTATCTTACTTAAGTTTACAGTTAAGAGTCCATCTTCAAACTTGACGGATCCAATCTCTGTATCGTCGGTGATCGTCCAAACTCGTTCGAAGGAACGTTGGGCCAATCCTTTATAGACAAATTCTCCAACATCTTCTGATTCTTCTTTTTTGCCTTCGACATATAGTTTTCCAAACTCTGTATAGACTTTAACTTCAGTTTTCTTAAACCCCGCAAGGGCGATTTCGAGTTTTGATTCATGGTTATTTAATTGTATCAAATTATATGGTGGATAGTTTGAGGTTTGTGGTGGTTCATTAAAAAACCTGTCTAGGTAGTCATCCATACCTATACCATTTTGTTTGATAATCTTCATTAGTTCTGGAAGATTAGCAGAATGGTATTGTGTTAAATTAGTCATTAGTTTCTCCTTTAAAAGCGAGTGTAAGTTGTGTCCCCGAAGGCGACATTACTATTTAAGCACACACTACCACTTTTCCATTACTATTTCTATGGTGTTGTCAACATCTTTATGTTCGGTTATTACCTTGAACCCTTGTGCCTGTGCGGTTTCCACCACAGCAAGTCTTGCATATACCTGAGTTATTTTTTGTAGGAATCTTTCGATAGGTAATGATTCATGCCAAGCATCAACCTCAGTAACTAATTCAAATACTCCATCATCATTAATCTTGAATCCAGCTGTCATCGGTCTCATTACCTCCAGACTCGTATCATACTTAGTTACTCCTATTTCAACTTGAACTTCTTCGTGTTGATGGTTAGAAGGGTTCTTCAACAATACATTTTCTGTTCCAGTATACCCAATCGTATGCAATGCTTTGATTAGAAAATCCTTATCCTTGAGTTTCGTTTTGATGTTGCTGAAGTGTGACATTTTGTTTTTGATAGTATTCGGGTTTCAATTCTCTAGCATTGACTTTGCCTAGAGTATCTTCTATTTTCTTTGTAATATCTATACATGTACCATCTGTTACTCCTTGAACTTCTTCAGTAACATTTCCATCCTGATTAATCCGAAAAATAATTCTTTCCATTCTACTGTTTATTCAGGTTCTTCTACTTTCTTTTTTTTAGATCCAATATTATATTTTGTTTCCAAAATCCAATCACCTTTATCTCTGTATGCTAAGACTTTAATTTGGTTTAATGGTGCAATATCTTGTATCTTTGATACATCTACAATCCCAATTAGTCCCCAATCAGCAAGTAGTTGTGCGATACGATTTCTGCGTTGAACATCATTAGATGTCAAGTTAGCATGCTTGCCATCAAGAGCAAAGAGTTCTTTAAAATGAACAAGGTAATATCTACCTTGTTTGTGTAGTATGTGACATGATTGATATATCTTCTTCTCTTTTCTGGATGCTACACCAATTCTTGTGAGAGTTTCTCTTACCTTAAGAAAATCATCAGGTTCATTAAGAGTTACCTCGACCATTTTCTCAGGTAACCATTGTACTTCAGGTTGTTGAACCACACTCATTGTCTTCCTCCAGTTTCAAATTTCGATTTTATAAAATTAATTTGTTCAGTAGATAATATCTTCAAAACCTGTTTTGCTTTTTCGTTACTATAACCATAATAACGTTTTACATAATCAAGATCTTTGATTTCATCTTTACGTAGCCAAGGAGAGAATCTCTTCTTAGTTCTGAGGGTATTTAGTAAAAAGTCATATTGCATCTTCTTTGGAAGAAAATGATACTGATTCATTTCATTTGCAAACAGTATCGCATCAAGATGCCCTGAGAAAATACGATTAATTACATATGGAGAATATTCTTTTTCTAGAGATGGATCTTCATCGATTAGATTCTTCTTCGATAAATTGATCGACTTTAACCATTCCTTCAATTCCATAATTTAATAATAATAATTCTTTTCTTGTTTGTTGATCGTTCATGTAATCACCAACAGATCTCATAGTGTAAGTGAGATCAAACTCTGCAGCATTCCAATTTTTAAATCTGTTTTTAACCAGTTGAGATGAATTATATGATATCATCATATCCGCAGTATATCCATCACAATCCTCTGCGAATTTATCATGATTGAATTTTTTATGCATATCTCCTGACTTCCCATAAAGATTATCTTTAATATCATATGGAGGATCTAAGTAAATAAAAGCATCTTTCCAATCTGTTAAGAGATTCTCATAAGTGAGATTAGTTATCTTCCAATCTTGAATTATTTCTTGATAACCTGTTAACTTTTCAATACCTCTCATTGAGAAATTAGAATCACTTGCTTGTGCTGAAAATGACGAAGACTCTGTAAGACCAGAGAAACTACATTTATTTACAATATAAAAAGCAACTGCTCTTTCTAATTTACTTTTATCTAGATCATTAATAATATCCTTTGATTCTAAAAATAAACCTTTTGCCAAATCTGGATTTGGATGTTTAATTTTTAAATCACTTAACGTAGTAAATAACTCTTCACCACTATGTTGAATTTCTTTCCAGAAATTGACTAAGGGTTCGTATAAATCATTAACCCAAATACTCAAAGATGGATACATCTTTGTAAGATAGATGGCAACACTTCCACCACCAAGAAAAGGTTCACGAAATTCTCTATAAGTGTACATGTTAGGTAAGAACTGACCTATCTTTGTACAGGCACGAGACTTACCGCCAGGATAACGAAGTGGTGTTTTGTGGGATTTCATTAATAAAAATTAGGATATTTTCTTAGTTCATTACCCTCTCGAATAAGAGTAAAAACTTCTGTTAAATCGATAATACTTTGAGACATTATACGATAACCAGTACCAACATATAATTGTCCAAGAACTACTGATGTAGTAGCTATTCCCCAGAACACATAATAAAATTTAGATTTTACTTGGTTCTTTCTCTTTTCAGTATTTGTATTAATTTTCATTTGAATTCACACTCCACCATAATTTCAGTTAAACATGCGAGCATGTTTATTTCTTGATCGGCAACAAATGCCATCTGATACTGATACTTAGCAATAACAAGAACAGCAGCAGGAACGGTATTAGCAACCAAGGATTTATAAAGACTATCGTAAATACGACGAAATAGTACAGAAGTATCATTATCCATATTGTTATTGACCCACTTTCTTACTTCTGGAAAGTTTTTTGCTTTGAGATTTTTGATGAGATCATCGACAGCAACATCAGAAAAAGCAGCTAATATTCCACTATCTATTTTACCACTGACAGAATATCTTTGACATTCATTTAAAACTCTTCTCCAATCTGGAAAATGTTTATTGATTAATTCAACTAATACTTTCTTATCAGTTTCAATCCTTTCTTGCTCCAAGATAAAGTTGAGTCTTTGGAAGAAATTAGCAGCGATTTGTTGCTTTTCTTTTCCTCGTATAGAAAAGTCAATGACAGTACATCTGGAATGGAGGGGTTCAAGGATTTTGTTTTTATAGTTGCAAGTGAAAATAAATCTACAGTTTCCCGCAAACTCTTCGATGAATGCCCGAAGTAATAATTGTACGTCATTTCCTGTGTTGTCGGCTTCGTCAATGATGACGACCTTGTGCTTCGCCTCCGATGACAACGATACAGTTGATGCGAAATTCTTTGCATTGTTTCTGACGGTATCAAGAAATCTTCCTTCATCGGATCCGTTGATGACATAAAAATCTACTCCTAGTTCGTTGCATAATGCTTTCGCTACTGTAGTTTTTCCAACGCCTGGAGGACCAGCAAGAAGCATATTAGGTATTTCTCCTCTATTTAGAAAATCCTTAAATGTTTTCTTGATACTATCTGGAAGAATACAATCATCAATTGTTTTGGGTCTGTATTTTTCAACCCATATAAAATCACTCATTTAAAACCTTTTTTAACTTTTGGTTTATCAATAACCTCAATAATTGGTGAATTAAACCCTCGTCGATTCCACCAATACTCTTGGACTTCATCCCAAGATTCTACCACAAAAGATTTGTCTTGGCAAACTATCTTATAGTGATGACGATCATATGGTTCATCACTTGTTTGTGAGAAGTATCTTGGATCATTTTTTTTAATTAGTTCCGTCATCATCATAAAAATCATAAGGACCATTCATCTTCTTCTCTAACTCTCTCTCATCTAAAACTTCATTAATAAGTTCTTTAAGTTCCACCTTAAGTGCATCACTGATAAGATTGAGTTTATTCACCTTTAAGGGTGGTATAGCATCACGTTGTTCTTCGATACTTTTACCACTACCACCATCTCC